TCTGGTAGCAACGAAAGTGAGTGTTACATAATTAATTGACTTGGTAGGCTTCAAGAAGATATCCGCTCTAAATTCATTATTATCAATTACGTCAGGAGTGTTATTTGATTCATCACAAATAACTCTAAAGTCATAAAGTCCTCTCTTTGCCTGAACATCTCTCAAGTATGGTTCAACAACGTTGACGAAGTTTGATCTTGTGATTTGATCGTTGAACTCAAACAGTTGTGCGTTAGCAACTCCTTCAAGTGCCTTCTCAACCGTTAAGAACAATCTGCGAACGTTGATTCTATCAAATGCAGATGCATAAGTGAGTGCAGTCTTATCTCCGTAGAGAATGACTCCAGCTCCAGGTTGATTGATGATTGAGTTTACTCTTGATTCATACAGAGTATCTCTTTGAGCCTTGCTTGGATTATATGCAAGTTTGATGGCATTATTTAAAGTGCCTCTTGACTGGCCAGCAGGAGAATACCATGGGAACTGCTCAATATCAGTTCTAACCATCAATCCAGCAATATCAGCATTGCAGGGAATATATCTAAACAGATTATTGAATCTATCGTAGGTATACTTATAACCACTATCAAATACTGCGTATGAAGAACTTGACAGAGGAGCAAAGAACTTAACGATATTGTTAGTCTGAGTTGTTGTATTTGTAACATCAACAACGTTTGCTCTGTGTGGAGAAACAACAGCAACACAATCCTGTCTCGATTCTGCAATCGAAATCAGTTTGTTTGCTTTTGCCTGAGACTCATCTTCTGAACCCAATCCAGGGCCATTGATTAAGAAGTTGACTGCGATCTCATCTTTGTTGGAGAATAAATCATATGCAGTAACGAGGTTGCCTAAAGTAGCAGCCATTCCACCATTTGCAGAATAGTCAACGCCTCCAGCAAAGGTGTATGTTACATTACCGACTGCACTAAAGGTTACACCTTGAGTATCTTGTCCCCAAAGTCCATTTGCAGTAGTAACGGCAGTGAATCCTGTAGAGAAGCCAGTTGCTCTTGGAGCAGTTCCATGATAAGTATCTTCTGCAGCAGATGGATTTCTTCCAGCGTAGATATAATCTGAGAAGTTTGCGAGATAATTTTTGTAGTAAACCTTTTGTGGTGAATTTACTGCAGATACCGAATCCGCTGCCTTGGAGATGCTAATATGCTTCTCAAGAATGCTTCCCTGAACACCAGTGATTGAACCATTATCATCTACGACTACAACGTGCATTGCGTCGTTCTTGCTGTTTCTGGTTGCACTAAACTGATTGGTTACTGGTTTTGATGCAATTTGCTTCCAGTAAATTGTGGAATTGGTTAATCCCAAAGTTTGACTATTATACCAGTCAGTCACAGTTCCTGCAGTTGCAACAGTTCCCGTATTGATACCAGAGTTATTAACAAACTGCAGTGAATCTGCTGCTTCAAATGATGCGAGTGGATTTGCTTCTGCGTAAGAAATTGCAGTTTCGGTTCCAGCTCCAGAAACTCTAGAAACAATCTTAACAGTAATAGTCGATGCACTATTTGTTGCATCGGTGCTAACACCAGTGATAATACCCTTGAGGTATCCCGTGAAGTTACTAGTTGTACCAGAACCAACAAGAGTGCCATTAAGTGCAGTTGTTACACCGTAACCGATTACAGCACCAAGATTGCCCAAGTCGGTGGTTGTAATACCGATTGTCTGATCTGCTAAATCATCGATGGTGCAAACTTTAAGATTGTTTGCCCAAGTTCCTGGGTTCTTAGCAGCATAGGTGAAGTTAACGGTATCAGCACTCCAGTTGGTGTTATAGTCGTCAAAATTCTTAATTTTAGCACTTGTTGTGCTAGCAGCACCTACACCAGCATTTGCGCCGTTAAGTGATGCTCCATCTACTCTAGCAACTTTAAGGACGCCGCCATATGAAAGGAATGAGGAAGCACTCATCCAGTATTCATACTGGGTATCGGTAGAAATTGGTTTACCGAAGGTATTAATTAATTGTTGCTCTGTTTGGATATCAATTGCCTCTTCTACAGGGCCAATTGAAAATGGTCCAGCAATTGCACCAACATTAGCTAATACGTTATCAGCTCTCCCTACAGTAAGATCAACCTCTCTCGTGATTACACCGGGAGATAATTGAGGAGTCGCCATGTTTTTCTCCGTGATCTCAGTTTATCTGAAAATATTTATTAAAAAGTTACTTTTCAGAGGGGAAACATGACGTAAACTACCAATCTGGATATTCCCACTTATCGAAGACTCTAGAAGTCATTCTACTAGCGACTATTCTTATTATGGTGCATTCTTTACACTCATATGAATATGATGATGCTACTGGGCCTCTATCTTTTCTGGTTCTATAAAATCCATCAATTAAGTTTTTTACTTCACCACAAACTCTACATTTTCTATCTGTTAATAATAAATGTCCTAATTTTATTTGTCCATCTATTTCCATTACATATATTCCCACATATAAGATCTATCTCCATATTCATCAGTAAACCATCTATCACCATCAGTATCAACAAAACTTTCAGAATCTAATCCATCAGAAATAAACCCAAATGGTGCCATGTCTTGTTCAATTTGATTTTTTTGCTCCTCATATAATCTCTTTCTAACATCTTGATCCGTAAGTTCTTTAAAGTAGTCTTGTTGAACCAACCATGCATAGATGACAAGACACATAGCTAAGTCATCATTACATCCATCCTCTGCTTCAAACGAATTATTCTTCTGAATGAATGTTGTGAGTTCTGAGATAATTTCATAATCATTGAAGAGCAATTTATCCTCTTCAATCATAGTTTTGAGATTGAGTGAACCAACTTTTTTGACAGCCTTGGACATTTTGACTCCAAGTTGTGTTTTCTTTCCAGAAAATCCTTGTCCAACAATCTGTCCTGCTCTACCTCTCATTGAGCACATGAGGACATTTTGATACTCAAGATCATAATTTAGAATTGACGCAACCTGATCGCCAATGTCATTAACTTCACATAGAATATATGCACTATTATAACTTTTTGCTACTTCATAAATGATATTTGGAAATAGCATTGGTTTAATTTCATTATTTCTATACTTTGCAACAACTCTATGCGGGAACTGTGTAATATCAACGACTACAAAAGCAGAGTAATCTTCGCTAACTCCTCTTGCAACGTCAACGGTAATTACATAATCATTCTCTTTCTTTACATCTTCATATACATCTAATCCAGCGTTTCTAGTTTTTGGATTATCGTATACAAATGTTCTAAGTTTACTTGGAGCAATCAGAGTATCAACAGAGCCTAGGAATTCGCACTCAAACTCAACTTTGAACTGCTGCTCTGAAGTGTTTGCAATTGTGGTTTCTTTCCACTTTAAATCTCTTCCAGGAACTTCACTCCAATGAACGTCAGTTGGAATATATTCGTTTTTACCTTTTTCAGCATCGTGCCAGTATCTATAAAAATGGTTCATCCCGTGAGGGGTAGAAACCATGATTACTTTGGTGTTTTTACCAGAAGTAATAGTAGGATAAACAGATGCAAAGAACGAGTCTGCAATATGGTTTGGAACGAAAGCGAATTCGTCGAGGAAGAGGATATTAAACGACATGCCTCGGACAGCACTTGCAGACGTAGAAGCTGCCAATATCTTACTGCCATTTTCTAACTCGATAGAACCTTTATTCCATGATATAATACCCTGTTGCATCCACTTCGGCAAGTTTTCATAAGCAGTAGCAAGTCTTTGCAACAATTCTCTTGCAGTTGCGGCTTTGTTTGCAAGAATACCAATATTTACACTATCATTGAAAATCAGATAATGAAGAAGATATGAAACAACAGTGGTTGACTTACCAGTCTGTCGTGGCATCTTACATATATTAAATCTGTGCTCGTGGAATCTTCTAATTAATCTCTCTTGGAAATCATATGGATGAAATTGTGTTAAACCTTCGTCAAGAGAAACAATCTTAATGTAGTTGTTGGCAAAATAAACAGGATCATCTTTACACTTAACAAACTCAAGAACTTGTTCTTGAGTAAATTCAATTGGAGTATTTGCTTTTTTTAATAAAGGATTACCAAGATATACATCACTCATAAAAAATTACCTATCTAGTTTCTCGCCACTGAATAGTATTGAAGACATCTGTTGTTGTGTTAGTGTCCAAATTAGTCACAATAACAGCAAAAATATTACTATCATCACTATCTATATTCTGTGCGATGTATGATCTTCTTGCAGAAGTTGGATCAAAAGCAACAGTATCAGATGCTTGTTTACCTGATGGATTATTAGCAGCAATCAAAGATGCCTGTCTCAAATCTCCATCAGTTGTTGTGAAGTTAGTCCCTACCGTGACATTATACTCAACTGCTGAATCATCATCGGCACTTACCCAACTTCCACCAGTAATATTAGTATTGCTTGGAACTCTCCAAATTTCAATTCTACAATTTGTGGCATCACTCAAACACTCAATATCCGTTACTCTTACAGTTGTTCTGTTTGGGATTCCTTTGAATGTATTCTTACAACGAATAGCCATAACACATTGTCTGTCAGTTGCAC